GAAATTAAATAAAGAAGAAATATCCCAAACTACAGCCCTTTTATGGAGTGGAGCATTATCAACAATAGATACTTTGCTTGGAATAGAACTTGAAGGAACTAAGAAAGACGTTGTTAAATCATTTGAAAAATCTCGTGGGGATGCAGAAAGCGTGGTACACTAATGACATTGAAAGAATTTATAAATCAGATAAAAGGATATGGTTTTAAAATAGCAACCAGTAATTTACTTGTTTGTTTTACTAAATGGTATCTAAAAGCAAAGAGAATTATAATTTCCTATAAAAGATGAAGGTTAAATTTAGAACGATTATTAAAGAGTGGTCTGGGAGAATAGTAAATGGTAATTTCTATATTCTTTTGGGAAATGGAAAGTATTGGAGTGTTAATAGTCTATCGGAACTAAAAAAATGAAATCAAAAAGAGGATTTGTTAAAGAAAACGAAATAGAAACCAGTCAAGGCAAAGATACATTTGCTGGGTTAGCCACACAATGTAGTACAGAGTATCAATTAGCTTGGAAACACCAGAAACCTAAAAAAGACGAAGCCGAAGTAAGACTTAAACTTTATAATAACCAAAGGCGTGATAAGAGTGCCGTTGGTGATACAACCCTTTTCTCAATTCAACAAACTGTAGTTGCCGCCTTATATATGGATAGACTAAACGTTGATTTTGGTGGTCGTGAAGAAGGGGATGAAGAAAGTGCTGACAACTTAACTGCTATGGCGAAGTTTGATTATACAGAGATGGAAAAGGATGAACTTGATTATGATTGGATTTGGGACACAGCTTTTTTTGGTAGAGGTTATGTTGATATGAGTGAATGGGAAAGAGATCCTGAAAAAAAGATATATTTACCACTTCCATACGTTGTAGATCCTATACCATTTCTTCGTGATCCACTTGCAACTTCGGTAAATGGTGATAGAAAACATAGAGGTTCAGCTAGGTTTTATGGTTACGAAATGAAAATGACGGAGAAGGATTTGTCAGATAGTCCTCATATGTTTAGTGATATAGATTTTAAAGCAATTAAATTTGGTAGTGGTACACAGTCATTACTAAAAGATGCCATAAGTGCAAGGGATCTAGCTCAAGGTAGACAAACAACAGAGAAACAGGAAAAAGAGTCTATGTTAGGGGCTAATTCTCAATATACTATTACTAAGTGGAACACTCATTGGAAAGTAGGAGATGAAGTTAAGAAGGTTAAAGTTTGGTTAGCAAATGACAGAAGTAAGGTTGTTGGTGTTGAAATCCTAAAGAAAGAATACTGGCCTTTAGTTGATAGATCACTTTATCCTACTGCTCACGATTGGGATGGAACTTCTATTCCTGATCTAACAGAAGATAAGCAAAGAGCTAGAGCTGTAGCACAAAACTTAGGTCTTAGTGCTGTTAAGGCTGATATTTACCCAATGTATATTTACGATAGTAAGAAGATTGTCAATCGTAAAGACCTCAAGTTTAATTTCAATAAGTTTATACCTGCTGATAGTAAGGGTGAGCCACTAAGTAGTGCTTTAACGCCTCTCATTAAGTCAAGACCTAATTTAGCACTTCTTAATTTTATTATGGAAACGCTGGGTGTTTCTGCTCAAAAAGCTACTGCAACTCCTGATATACAACAAGGTATACAATCTGAAAAAGATAGACCACTTGGAGAAACTAACCTTATTGCTACAAAAGTTGATACAAGGTATTCGTTATCAGCTAGGATATTTGGTTGGAGTGAAAAGAGATTTTGGCGACAATGGTATCAGATGTATAAGGATAACTTTGCAGATGGTATTGACGAAAAGGTATTGAGAATTGTTGGAGCTTTTGGTGCAAAATGGCGACCACTTATGAAAAAGGATTTTGTTACTAATATTGATCCTGACATTATAATTGAAAGTAAAGTATTATCTCGTGCCAAGCAATTAGAGGAAAGACAATCATTAACTGAATACTTTGGTTTTGCTTTACAGGAGGCAACATCTAACAGAAGATGGGGACTTAAAAAACTAGGTAAACTTAATGGTCTTGAAAAAGATGAAATTGATAGACTATTTCCACCTACTATAGATGAACGGATTGCAGAAGATCAAAATGATATTCTTAATGAAGATACTCCGGTGAAAGTATTACCTGAAGATGATCATAACGTACATTTAGAGATTCATTCCAAAGCAAAGGAAACAAATGCAACTAAGGCTCATATTGAAACTCATAAGGCAGCATTATCAATCAAGAAGGTTAATCCAGAGTTTTTTCCTGAAGAACAAGTAGCAACTGATTTTCAAGCACCCGGAACTAAACCTTTACCAAAACCAGAGGAATCAAATCAGGCAAGCATAAAACCAAGTCAGACGTCAGGACAAACATAATATGGATAATAGATTTAAGACAGAAGAAGAAATAGCACACGCAATATCAAGTTTTACTGGACTTAAAAGCAATCCGGGTTGGAAACTTATTGAAGAAATAATTGATGATAATATAAAGGTATATTGTGAGAAACTAGAAAAAGGATCTGGGAAAAAAGAAACAAAAGAAGATATAGATAACATCAGAGAAAAATTAGGTATTATAAGATGGATGAGGAATATACCAAGTGATATGGTAGAGAAGTTACAATCACCAGAAGGATATGAACCTGAAAACGATCCTTACTTAACAACAGACCAATTAGAAGAAAGCAAACAAGAAACCACTTGACAAGTTACTTTAGAACAGTTATTATTTAATTAGCTATGGAAAAACCAATGCAAAAAACAATTCTTCTCACCCAAGGTAAATCAACAATAGTAGATTCCAAAGATTTTAATTATCTAAATCAATTTAAATGGTATTTTATGGGTAATGGGAGAAGTAACTACGCTGTGAGAAGTCATTGTAGTAAAAACGGAAAACATTCTACTATATTTATGCACAGGGTTATTTTGGAAAGACAAGGGATTAAATTAGAAGGGATGGAAACAGATCATATAAATAGAAATGGATTAGACAATAGGAGAGAAAACTTGAGGATGGTAACTGTTTCTCAAAATCAACAAAATTCTACAAAGAAAATAAACAATAAATCTGGATATAAAGGTATTGTCTTTCGTAGAGATGTAAAGAAATGGCGAGCGCAAATAGGTATAGATGGCAAACCACAATCACTAGGTTATTTCAAAGATAAAATTCAGGCAGCTATAGTTTATAATGAAACTGCCAAAAAACTTTTTGGCGAATATGCTAATATAAATAATATACAAATCTAAAATGGCAGATCCAAACGAAGATCCAAACAAAGAAGAGCAAGGTAATGAAGATGAACTTCAATTAGAAGAAGTAGTTAAGGTTACTCCAGAAGAACTTGATGATAACCAAAAGATATTTTTAAAAGATAACAAAGAAGATCTTTCTGATGAAGAAAAGGAAACATATAAAGAGATTATTAAGGATGACGAGGAAGAAGAAAAAGAAATCAACTTAGATGATATAAAACCAGAGATAAGAAGGAAAAAAGAAGAAGAAGAAAAAGATGATGACGAGGATGAAGAAATTGATGAGGATGAAGAAAAGGTAATTAAGAAGGTTGTATCAAAAGAATTAAAATCAGTTAAAGGTTTAAAGGGTGAAATCCAAGCAATTAAAGACGAAACAGAAGTTGATGCTTATATAAGGGTTAAACCTGAATTAGAAAAATATAGGGGGGTAGCTCTTAAATATATGTCTGATCCTGCTTATAGTAATATTCCTGCTCATAATATATTTGCTATTGTTACTAATAAGGACTCACTAAAATTAGGAGCTGAAAAAGAGAGAGAAGCACAAAAAAAGGCTAATGATACCAAAGATAAAGGAACTCAAGCTAGGACACCATCAAAAGGTGCTACAGATTGGAAAAATGCTACTAAAGAGGAATTTCAAGCTAAAAAGTCTGAAGTGTTAGGACATCAAGGATAGTTGACAAGTTACTTTAGAAGTTTATAATAAAATCATGGCAAACAAAATAAAAGTAGAAAAAATAACCAAAGAAATAAAAGAAGATCCAATTGTGAGGGATGTTGATAACCAAAAAAAACCAATAAGTGAGCCAAGTGAATCAAGTGAACCAACAGAAGCAAAAGAACCTGTAAAAGAAAAACCTAAAGTATCTATGGAGGAAGATAGAAAGATTGATAGGGGATGGGAAAATAAAGCTGAAATAATGAGGAAGAATTTTGAATCTCAACCAACAGTTGAAATAATGATTCCATGTGAAGGTGAAGAACAACCGGGTGTGGTTAAAACTGAAATAGTTAATGGTAAAGAGGTAACAATCGCAGTTTCAGGTGCAGTTTGGAGTAAAACATTTAATGGTCATAGAGTAATTATACCTAAAGGTGTTTATACTCCAGTAGCAAAACAAGTTGCAGATAATATAGCAAAAGAATTTGCTCAAACTCAATCAGCAGGTGAACAATGGAAGATAGATAGAAAAGATCCAAATACAGGTGGGACAGTTAAACAGCAATTAAGTTAAAGCTAAACTCCCTCTTGACAAGCGATTATTATAGTTAGATAATACTAGATAAAGCTAAAGGAAAAACCTAAGCGACTCATATAAGAGCCGCTTTTTTATTTTAAATAAACATGGCAGACACAACCAGAACACAAATCCCAGTTGAAGTAAATAACTTTTATGATAGATCTTTGTTAGAACGAGCAGTTCCAGCTTTCGTTCATAATCGTTTTGCACAAGTCAGGGATATACCTAAAAATTCTGGTACAAACGTTATTAAATTCCGAAGATATGGTTCACTTACAGCTAACACTACTGCTTTAAGCGAAGGTGTTACACCTGCCGGTACAGCACTTTCAGTAACAGACGTTACAGCGACAGCCCTTCAATATGGTGATTACGTTACATTAACTGATAAAGTCTTAATGGAAACATATGATCCAATCTTAACTGAAACATCCGAGATTTTAGGAGAACAGGCTGGAGATTCGTTAGATCAACTATGTAGAAACGTTCAAGTCGCAGGAGCTTCAGAACAGTTCGCCTCAACCGCAACTTCAATTGCGGAAGTTGGTGCAGCTATGAAGATGAATAGAGCAGAGGCTAAAGAAGCGGTCAGAACATTAAAGAATAACAACGCAAAAGTTGTTACATCAATGATTAACCCATCAACCGGTTATAATACTACTCCAATTGACAGAGCATTTATCGGTATCGTACATCCTTATACAACTTACGACTTAGATGATGCAACAGGTTGGATTCCAGTTGAAAAATATGCAAACAAATCAGATGTGATG